GTGGATACTGGTGGTATCGGTGCTTCACAACCATTTGGTTGTTCGGGTAGAATTACATGGTCTGAATCACAAGCATAATAGATTGTGGAGTAAAGAGTATCGAGGGGGGTTTCGACCCCCCTTTTTTTGGCACAAATTAAAAATATAAATAGTAGTGTAAATATTAGGAGTGTGTCTAATGGCAACAGTATCAAACAGAACAGAATTCAAAGAGTATTGTCTCAGAAAACTTGGGGCGCCAGTAATTCAAATTAATGTGGCTGATGAACAAGTTGAAGATAGAATTGATGATGCATTTGAATATTATAGAGATTATCATTATGATGCAGTAGAAAATGTTTATTTAAAACATGAGATCACTGCAACAGATATTACAAATAGATGGATTCCACTAAATGATGCAATCATTGGTGTAAAAAGAGTATTACCATTATACAATAGTAGTAATGCATCTATGAATATGTTTGATGTTAGATATCAAATGTTTTTAAATGATATTTACAATCTTTCAAGTACAGAAATGTTAACATATGAATTAACACAATCACATATTCAACTTGTAAATGATATGTTACAGGGTAATGTACAAATAAGATTTAACAGACACCAAAATAGATTACATTTGGACATTGATTGGGCAGACGCTTTATCTGAGGGGGAATTTATAATTGTAGAGGCAATGAGAGTTCTTGACCCTGATGTGTATACAGATGTTTGGAATGACAGATGGTTAAAAAGATATGCAACCGCACTAATAAAAAAACAATGGGGAGAGAACTTGTCGAAGTACGAAGGTATTGCAATGCCTGGGGGAGTTACTTTTAATGCCCAAAGAATTATCGATGAATCAACAGAAGAAATTAGACAATTAGAAGAAGAAATGTCTTTAAGTTACGAATTGCCTGTAGATATTATGATAGGATAATTAAATGGCGACAAATCAATATTTCAGTACTATTGCAGTACAATCCGAACAAAATTTAGTAGAAGATTTGGTTGTTGAATCAATTCAAATTCACGGGCAAGATTTTTACTATATTAAAAGAGAATTGGTTAACGCAGATACTGTTTTCAATGAAGATAGTTTATCTGAATATAATACTGCATGGCAAATTGAAATGTATATTGAGGATAGTGAGGGGTTTCAAGGCGAAGGTGATTTTCTTTCTAAATTTGGTTTAGAAGTTAGAGATCAATTAAATGTTATAGTTTCTAAAAAAAGATTTGAAGAAGAAAAACCTGATTACCCAGAACCAAAAGAGGGCGATTTAATTTACTGGCCGTTGGTTGATAAAATATTTGAAATACAATTTGTTGAGGATGAAGCATCTTTTTATCAATTAGGTAAAATTTATGTGTACAGATTACAAACCGAGGTATGGGAATATTCACACGAATCTATAAACACTGGCATAGACGAAATAGATGACATTGAACAAACTCATATGTTCTCAATTGATATGACTTTAGGTACAGGTACTGGAGATTATATTATAGGAGAATCAGTATATCAAGGTACTGATTTCAATAGTTCTGATACTAAGGGCGAAGTAGTTTCTTGGAATGCAGGAACTAAAGTTTTAAAAGTTAACAATTTAACTGGAAACTTTACTAGTAATGTAGCAGTAGTTGGGGAGTCTTCTGGTGCAAATTATTTATTAGGTGCGACACAAGAATTTATATACAGTCAGGACAGAACTGTTGATAATGATATATTTACACAAAAGGCAAAGGCCGATGATATCATAGACTTCTCTGTTACAAATCCATTTAGTGAGGGATATTAATGTTAGGAAAAGTACCACAATATAGAAGTACAATAAGAAATTATGTTATTGCATTTGGAGAAATCTTTAATGATATTACAGTCGAGCGCAAAAATTCTGCTGGGGTAACGGAAAAATATATTAAAGTGCCACTATCATATGGTCCGACAGAAAAATTTCTAAGCAGACTGGATGCAAACTCAACAAACAATGAGGTTGCTATTGTTTTACCCAGAATGTCTTTTGAAATTTCTGGTATTTCATACGATGCAAATAGAAAAAGAAACAAACTGCTAGGGGTGAGAAAACAAAATGATAACCCAAATACAGCAGATTTTATATATAATCCAGTTCCGTATGATATAGATTTTACATTATCCCTGATGGTAAAAAATGCAGAAGATGGTACACAAATTTTAGAACAAATATTACCATTTTTTACTCCATCTTTTAATGTACCAATAAAAGAAGTTCAAGAGTTTGACATTGTAAATGATACACCATTTATTTTAAATTCTGTAGATGTACAAGATGATTATGAAGGAGATTATTTAACAAGGCGTTCTTTAATTTGGACACTTTCTTTTACAGTTAAAGGTAATATATGGGGAGGGGTTGCACCAAAAGATGTTATCAGAACTGCATTCACAAATATTTCCGAATTACCAATTGGGGAAACTGAAATAGCATCAACCACCACAGTCCCAGATGATTTTGGTTTTGGTGTTGATGTACCATAAAAATGGAGATTATCATGGGTGATAAAAGTGTTGAAGATAAATTAAACGATTTTTTGGAGGTTGATACTCCAATGCAACAAGATATTGTTAAAGTTGAAACTAATGAAATTGAGTATATCGATTCTTCTAACGAAAGAAACATGGATATTAAAGATGATTATGAATTTCGTAGAGAAAAATTATATCAATTGGTACAAAAAGGCGAAGATGCATTAAATAATCTTTTACTTCTTGCAAAAGAATCTGACCATCCAAGAGCGTATGAAGTCTTTGGACAATTAATGAAAGCAAATATGGATGCAGTAAAAGATTTGACTGAACTACAAAAAGATATGAATAAAATTGAAAATGAAAAAAATGGAAAAGGGCCTAATAAAGTAGTTAATAATAATTCGGTTTTTGTAGGAAATACAAATGAGTTATTAGAAATGCTCAAGGGAAAAAATAGAGAATGAGTCAGTTTTATAATAACAATCCAAACTTGAAGGCTGCTGGCATTCCTATTGAATGGACGGAAGAGCAGGCCAAAGAATATGTTAAATGTATGGAAGACCCCATATATTTTATTAAAACATATGTGAAAATTGTAAATTTGGATACTGGTTTAGTTAATTTTTCATTATATCCATTTCAAGAAAAAATGATAAACAGTTTTTATGAAAATAGATTTACTATTTGTAAAATAGGTAGACAGTCTGGTAAATCTATTACATGTATTGCATTTTTCTTACATTATATTTTGTTTAACAAAGATGTGTCCGTTGCACTACTTGCAAACAAACTTGCAACTGCAAGAGAGTTATTGGGTAGACTTCAAATGGCATATGAGCATCTACCAGATTGGTTGCAACAGGGTGTTGTTGTTTGGAATAAAGGAAATATTGAATTAGAAAACGGCGCAAAGGTAATGGCGGCCGCAACATCATCAAGTGCAATTCGTGGTGGTTCTTTTAATATTCTTTTCCTAGACGAATTTGCATTCGTACCAAATGAAATTGCAGAAGAATTTTTTAACTCAGTGTATCCTACAATTTCATCTGGACAGTCTACAAAAGTGATAATTGTTTCGACACCACAAGGAATGAATCACTTTTATAAAATATGGAGTGATGCAGAGGAAGGCAGAAATTCGTACTTTCCAATAGAAGTGCATTGGTCAGAAGTCCCTGGCAGAGATGCAAAATGGAAAGAACAAACAATAAAAAACACTAGTGAACAACAATTTAAACAAGAGTTTGATACAGAGTTTTTGGGTTCTACAAACACACTCATTAACACTGCAAAACTAAAATCTCTTGTTTATAAAAATCATATTAAAAAAATTGATGGGGTAAGAATGTTTTTCCCCCCAACAGAAGAACATTTATATTTTATTACAGTTGATGTGGCAAGAGGCCGTGGTGGTGATTATTCCGCATTTTCTGTTTTTGATGCAACTGAAATTCCATATATACAAGTTGCAACTTTTAGATCAAATGAAATTCCACCAATGGTATTTCCGACTATTATTAAAAACATGGCAGAAATATATAATGAAGCATACATTTTAGTTGAGATAAACGATGTGGGACAACAAGTAAGTGATATTTTATATCATGATATGGAGTATGAAAATATGATTACTGTACAATCAGACCCTAGAAAGGGACAAAGTATTAGTTCTGGGTTTGGTAAAGCTTATACAATAGGTATTAGAACAACCAAAGCAACGAAAAAAACTGGTTGTTTTAATTTAAAAAGTTTAATAGAAGAAGATAAATTGATAGTAAATGATTTTGATACTATCAATGAACTTACATCTTTTGTCTCAAAAGGAATAAAATTTGAGGCAGAAGCAGATAAAACTGATG